TGCTTCCGCAGAGCCGGAAATCGCCGGCTTCATTCAGAACAAGGGCGTTGGGTCGAAAGACGCCGCAGCCGCCGCCATTGAACTGGCGAAGCAATATGCAAACCTGGAGAAGATGCGCGGCGTTCCCGCCGACCGTCTTCTTACGCTTCCTCTTGATCCTACGCAGCCCGGCGCCATGGACCCGATCTATGAAAAGCTTGGCCGTCCGGCGAGGGCGGAGGAATACGGCCTCAAGATCGCCGAAGACAAATCGGACGCCGACTACGTAAAATGGGCGTCAGACACGTTTCACAAGATCGGCCTTACGAAAGCGCAGGCCGAAGCCATCGACGTCGCGCTTCGCGGCATGGTGACGGAGTACGAGGCGAAAACCGAGGAGGCGGCCAAGCTCGCCAAGCAGGCGGACATTCAGAAGCTACAGCAGGAGTGGGGCGCTACCTATGACGCGAACATCAATCTTGCAAAGCAGGCGGCGGCCAAGGTAGGAGCCGCCCCGGCGGAGATTGCGGCGTTGACGGAAGCCCTCGGCAGCGACTCCGCGGTTCTACGGCTTTTTCAGCGGATCGGAAAAGGCTTTGCCGAACCGTCGTTTGTCACCGGCCAGTCCGGCAGCGCTACCGGGGTCATGACCCCGGAGCAGGCCGCCGCTAAGGTCAAGGAACTTAAGGGCGACCCAGAGTTCGTCAAATTGTACAACGCCGAGGTGGTCTCCGGCAGGGAGGGCCCAAGGACGTTGCAAATGCGCAACTTGCTCAAGATTCAGTCGGCAGGAAAATTTTAAGCATAGCCTGTTGACATCGGGCAACAGGTGTGTACTTATTGACACTGCGGTGGGAGTTCGCCCGATTCGCCCGCCGCATCTCTCCAGCCCCCGGCAGTCAAGCCGGGGGCGCCTCTCCCCCGCATGGACAAGGGGAGGCGCCGGAGACCTTCGCCCCCGAAAGGATTAGGCGCGAACGGCACCCGGCCCCCGACTTTCGGACAAGGCCACAGAACCCCCTCAACCTCAAACAAGGGACCTGTACCCATGTCTGTTAACCTTCCGAGTCATTTTGTCAGCGAGTTCTCGACAAGAGTCGAACTGCTCCTTCAGGAAAAAGGCTCAAAGCTTCGCCAGTTCGTTTCGACGGGCACGCACACCGGCAAGCAGGCTTCGCCGGTTAACCAGTTCGGCGCGATTTCGTCTTCGACGCCGCAGGGCCGTTTTGCCCCGCTAGTCAGAACGGACGCCCCCGCCTCGCGGCGCTGGGTCGCTCCCCAGGACCAAGACGTGATGCAGATGGTCGACAAGTTCGACCTCCTGCGCATGATCGAGGACCCGAAGCCCGCCTATGCGCAGAACGCCGCCCTCGCTATCGGGCGCTGGTTTGACGACCTCATCATTGACGCCGCGCTCGGCACCGCGCTGATTGGCGAAACGGGCACCGGCTCAGAGGCGTTTGACACGACCAACTACTCCATCGCGGCCGACTTTGGCGCGGCGGCGGAGGTCGGCCTGACTGTCGCCAAGCTCATCGAAGCGCAGCGTATCTTCATGAACGCCAACGTCGATATCGAGATGGAGATGCCTACCTGCGTCATCTCGCCGCGCCAGCACGCGAACCTTCTAAACCAACTTGAGGTTACGAGCCGCGACTATCAGTCGCGCCCGGTTCTTGAGAGCGGGCGTGTGCGGGAGTTCATGGGCATGAACTTCGTCGTCAGCAACCGCCTCGACCTCGTCAACACGGACGACCGCGCCTGTTTCGCGTTCGTCAAGTCCGGCCTGCATCTTGGCGTCTGGAAAGACATGACCACCACGATTGACGAGCGCAAGGAATTGTCCAGCCAGCCGTACCAGCTTTACACCTGTGCGACGGCGGGAGCCACCCGCCTTGAGCAGGGCAAAGTCATCCGCATCCTCTGCGACGAGTAATCGTAGAGCCACGAAAGGAAACCTGACACATGGCACGAGTTCTTTCTGAATATGTCTCGGATCGGGAGGCGAAAGCCCTCATTGACACCGAGCTTGGCCCGAACGTCCTTCGCGAGATCAGCGGCGTTGCTGCGCCGGCGGCGAACCAGCCGGACACGGACACGATTCACTTTGTGCGCGTTCCGACTAACGCCATCATTTCGCAGGTTCTGCTTTCGGCCGCAGATGCGACGACCGCCGGGGCCCTCAACATCGGCGTCTATTACGTCTCCGAGCAGCCCCCGCTCTCAACGGCGCCCGGCACGGCTATTGCGGGAACCGCCATTGACGCGGACCTGTTCGCGTCGGCCTTTGACTTGGCCGGCGGTCCGTACAACAACCAGGACGTGACGTTCGAGAGCGGCGAGTATACTTACGCCGAAAGCGAGATGCCGCTTTGGGAAGTCCTCGGCAAAGACTCCTCTTGGGCGGCCGAAGTCCGAGAGGTTGACATCGTCGGGGACATCTCGACGACTTTCAACGGCGGTCCGACGAGCATTCGCCTCGCCGTCCGCTATCGCCACTAGCGGTTTGGAGGGTCCGGCGCGCCGGGGCAACTCGGCGAGCGCCGAGCCCTCCACCACTCAAGGAGACACACCATGGCGACCCGATACTACGGCGTTAGCCGCGGCGAAACGGCCGCCACCGTTGCCGCCTCAACTACGTCAAAAAACATCGAACTGGCGGTTAACGACGCCGTTTCGCTTGAAAAGGCGGACATCGTGAAAGCCTTCGAGGCCATCAAGAAGGCGATCCTCGAAGACGCAGGCTTCACCAAGGGGGGCTAACCCCACATGGCGTCCGCGCTCGACATCGCGAACCGCGCCCTACAGAAAGTGGGCGCGGCCCGGATATCTAGTTTTGACGAGGGCACCCGCGAGGCTAACGCCGTTAAGGCGTGCTACGATATCGTGCGCGACGCGGAGCTTTCCACAAATATGTGGACGTTCTCCATCAAGCGCGTAGAACTGGCGCCGTCTTCCACAACTCCGGCGTTCGGCCGCACCTATCAGTACGACTTGCCGGCGGATTATCTGCGCAAGGCGCCCTATGATCCGCAAGTCATGGACACGCCGAACGATTACCTATATGAGGGCCGTCAACTGCTGACGGATGAGCCCGGCCCCCTAGAACTCCGTTACGTCTCCAAGGACGTTCCGCCAGAGCACTATGACCCGCTGTTCGCCGAAGCCCTGGCGGCGCGTCTCGCCATGGAAATAGCCTCGGAACTGACACAGTCGGAGTCGCAGAAGGGCAATCTGGAGAACGCCTACGAGTTCCACGTCCGGAAGGCCCGTCAGATAAATTCAATTCAGGCGGGCCCTATCCAGCCCGACCTTGACGAATGGGTGTATTCCCGTCACATTGGCAACCTGCCCTATGGGATGTACTAGTGGCGCGAACATCGTTTATGCAAAGCTCCTTCCTTGCGGGGGAGTTTTCAAAGTTTTCGCAGGGCCAATCTAGCGCCGCAGTTGGCGACGCTATCTCCGGGGTCCGGGACTATTACGCAGGCATGAACCTGTGCCTTAACTATATCCCGACGGACGAAGGGGCGCTCGTGCGGAGATCAGGGTTCCGATTCTCCGCAGAAGCCAGGGCGGATACCACTCAGCTTATCCCGTTCCTGACGGCTGGCGAAAACGGCGGGGACAGCCTGATTTGCGAACTTTCTGCGGGCGTTATCCGGTTCCATACGGCGGGCTCACTTAGGGTAGACCTGCCGCGCAATACGGTGGTGGGCATTTCAACGGCGACGCCGGCCGTAGTCGAGACCCTGACGGCGCACGGATACACGAGCGGGAACACCGTTGTTTTTTCGGACCTTGGCCCGGACACGGCGCCCTATCTTTTCCAGCGGCAGTTTCGCATCACCGTCCTGTCCGCCACGACGTTCTCTATCGCGCACACCGGTTCTCTTGGGACGGGGCCCGTCAACGGGTCCGTCTTCTCTGGCGCGCTGTTTATCACGGAGCAGGTAGCCGCGGTAACCGAGAACGGCGTGGAGTATGCCGAGGCGGAAATCGGCGACATAAAATACACTGAGGAGGGGAACAACCTTTATCTGTTCCAGAAGGACCACCGGGTCCACATAATTGATGGAACGTCCCTGGTTGTGACGGCGACGCCGACGCAGGACGGCCCATACCTCGACGAGAATACGACCGCCACGACCCTGACGTTCTCCGGCGTGTCCGGCAGCGTCACCGTGACCGCGTCTTCCACCACAGGCATTAACGGCGGTTCGGGCTTTCAGACAACGGACGTGCATCGCGTAATCCGGGTCAACACCGGCACGGCCGACGCGCCGGATTGGTCCTGGCTCCGAATTACGGCGCGGTCCAGCACCACGGTAGTAACCGCCACGGTCCTGGGGCCTAACCTGGCTTCCGCGGCCGCCAACACGAAGTGGCGCCTGGGCCTCTACTCGGACACGACCGGGCACCCGACCCACGGCGTTATCCACGAGAACCGCCTGTGGCTTATATCCGACGCGGCTCCGGGGCGCATCGACGCCTCGCGCACGGTGGACGGCTTCAACAACACGACGTTCTTCAACTTCGCCCCGACTACGCAGGACGGGACCGTTGTGGACAGTTCCGCGATTTCCGCCAGTTTCTCCGGGGCCGGGCGCAAGAACCTCTACGCGCTTCAGGTTACGGACTCCGGCCTCCTGGCGCTGTCTGACAGCAGCGAGTGGCTGATCCGGGCCTCGTCGTTCGACGATCCCCTGACGCCGTTTACTATCCAAGCCCGGCAGGTTACAAACTACGGGGCGGCCGACGCCATGGCGGCGCGCGCCGGACGCAACGTGCTTTTCATCCAGGCCCTTGGGCGCGCGGTCATGGAGCTTCGCTCGGATCGCGGGGAGGTGGACGGAAACGACATCGCCAGGCGCGCCCGGCATCTGACGGCCGCCGGCGTGGCGGAGATCGCCCTCTCCAAAGTTCCTGTGCCGATCTTGTGGGCCCGCCGCGCGGACCAGCGCCTTATCGGCTGTTCCTACCGCAACGATCTCGAAGGCCAGCAAGCCGGATGGCACCGGCACAACATGGCGTGGGCGGACGACCCGGTTGACGTGGACAGCGAGTGGGAGGAGGACCTTGGGCCGGTAACGTCCATCGCGGTTGCGCCGTTTTCCGATGTGGAGGGCACGCGCAATGATGTGCTGTGGATCGCCGTGGACCGGAACGGACAGACGTGCGTTGAGTACCTTATGCCGTCGTTTGACGACACCCTCGACCCCAATGAGGCGTTCTTTGTAGACAGCGGGACGGTTTACACGCAGGAGAACCTTGAGACGCTGTGGCAGTTGCAGAGCGGCAACACCTACCGGTTTTACGGTCTGGACCGTCTTGTCGGGGATACGGTCGATGTGCTGTTCCGAGGAATAGACGTAGGCTCCGGCACGGTGCAGGCCGGCGGCTACGTTGAAATAACCCTGTCCGACGAGGCGCTTTCTACCGCGGCGGCGTATCAGGTTACGACGGTGACGCAGGCAACCGGAGGGGCGCTGACGTTTTCCTCAAACTTCGTCAGCAACATCGAGGAGGACGTAATCGTTCGGCAAAAGCCGTTCAATCCGGCGCAGGCGTTTGCGGTCGGCGAAGACGGAGAACTCTACTATACGGCGCGCCCGAAGACTGGCGATCCGAACGGCATATACTTAATCGCCGCAGCGGACGGATCGCTGGCTGACAGCGTCAGTTCTGCAACCATAGTCGCGGACCTCGCCGCCGACGGCGTCGAGCCGCCGGGCGGATGGGTAGGGTCGTCCCCAACAGCGGGCGAATATTCCTATGTCATACCCGGCACGAAGTACATTCTCGTAGACGTTGTAGACTCGTCGGGCCTTAACACCAACCACGGCTGGGCGTATTACAAGATCGACGGTTCCGGCCAGCTTGTGTACGTCGGCGGGTGGGCGGAAGACCCCACCGGAACCTCGTTTCAGTTTGTGCCCGGCGACGACTACAACAGCCTCAACATGCTGGCGATGGGTTTTCACACGAGAGAGACGACAGCGTCGGACCTCCGAACGGACAGCCCGATATTGCTGGCGGGCTACGCGGAATCGAAGACGATTGTGGTGCCGATTCCGTCGCCCGCCTATATCGAAGCGAACTCCCCGGTCAATGTCACTACGGCCGGGAACGTACAAGCGCGTACGGCCAACACCAATATTACCGCGGACTTTCCGACGTTCGACCATTTGTTCGAGAACAGCGACGGAACGGAAATACCGATTCGCACAAGTCAGGGATTTTTTCTGCCGGGCCCCGGCGACATTACCTACCTGTTTGCGTATGTGAACCAGGAATTGATGGAGGAGCACGCAGCCTCCACGGAATCCGTAACGGTGCCCGCCATCGAAACGCAGTCCGGCGTAAGCACGGACCCCATAATCATAGAGATGGCGATGACGGGAACGGACCACACGGACATGCGCGTGGCCAGCGCCCGTGTGACCGGGGCGGACCGATTCGAGAATTTTCCGTTCCCCGATATCGGGGAGGGCTTTTCCGGCGGCGCCGGCGCGTCGGAACTCAACGACTACGGGAACCCTTCCGTGTTTCCCTCGGACGCGGCCGATCCGACGAAGCCCTGGTACGTGTTCTTCCCCCGCCGTTACCCGGACGGCACGGACAATCGCGATAAGCTTGGCATACGGGCCTATCTGTGGGACCCGACCGGAGGGGCGGACCGGCGCGGCTACGCCACGCATCTGTCCTTCGCCAAGGGCAAACTCTATGACGTGACGACAAACGGTTTGCCCGGAACGCAGTCTCTTGGCGAGTCGGTTTCTATTTACTGGGACCGTACGGATAACAAGCTTTATGTCCTGTCAACCGGGGTTACTTCGGCGTCGAGCGATACTGTCGTGTCTCAGTTCGGGACTTTCGTGCCGGCGACGGGGCAGGTGTCGTCTATAGACGACGGGCATGTCGATGGGGTCATCGGTCTCAACTACCACAGCCGGGGCCAAATCCTCCGCCCGGACCTAAATTCGGGCGCGCAAAATGGGCCGGGATTGGGCAAGAGACGGCGCACGGACCGCTTCAACGGTCTGTTTTACCGCACGGGGAGGATTGACTTTGGCACACGGTTTGACGATCTTATACTGTTGAAGCTGGGCGATCTGGATTCGGTAGGCCGGCGCGCCCTGTTCTCCGGCGTGTCGGATATCCGGTCCTTGCAAGACTCCTATACCTACGATAGCATGATGGCGTGGGAGCAGTCTCGCCCGGAGCCGGGTGCGATTGTCGCCCTTGCCGGCCATATTCAGACTCAGGACCTCTAACCGTATGGAGAGTGTGTCTTCCTCGGCGCAGTTTTAGGAGCAGCAGGCGCGCTTATCGGCGGGTTCGGCAAACGCAAGGCCGGGCTCGCGGAGGCCAAGGCCGCCAAGTTGAACGCGCAGCAAGTACGCGAGCGCGCGGTTATTGAGTCTACCCTGCGCACCCGCCAAGGCGCGCGGGAGGCCGGGAGCATTGCGACTGCGGCGGGCGCCGGCGGTCTTGTCGGCAGCGGGTCCGTCGTCGACATTTTGCGCGAGAGCGCCCGCAATACGGCGTTCGACCTTAGCACGATCAAGACGCAAAGCGAGTTGGAGGCTCAAGCCCTCCTTCTTGGCGGCAGGGCGTCCAAAGCGGCAGGCAATATCGGCTTCCTCGGCGGCGGATTTGATGCGGGTTCAATTCTGTTCGGGAAAGACGGACTTGATATTTAATGCCGCGCATACCTGTCCCTCAGTCTAACCCGCAGCTTCCGCGTCCGATTTTCAGCGGCGACCAATTTGGCGCGCAGCAAGGCCGCGCATTGCAAGGTCTCGGGCAATCCGTCGCCAATGTTGGCGCGGCCCTGGTCGCGCGTGAAAAGCTCCGAGAGGAAGAAAAAGCCAAAGAAGAAATTTCCCGCATCAACAAAGAATTGGCGGCGGCGCGCGCGGACCTGACTATCGGACTTCGGGCCGAAGCAGAGAACGCTGACCCGGCGGACACCGGCGTAGAGGAACGCCTGAATAACACGGTGAAGGCCCGGCTTGAGAGCATCGGGGCTATGGCCACGACGGATGCGGCCAAGGAGTTTTTCGGGGCGCAGTCATCCAGCGCTATAGCAGACTTTCGCATTAGCGCCAATAAAGTCCAAGCAGATTTGGCGGGAAACCGCCGCGCCGCGGAATACGAGGATTCGGCCAACCTTCTTACCGCGAACATTGTGTCTGACCCAGACTCCTTCTTCGGGGCGCTGGACCAGTCCCGCGCCACCTTGTCCGCGCTGTTGAAGCCGGCGGAATTTGCGGCGGCGCTACCGAAGGAGCAGGAGCGACTGGCGGTCGCGCGCATAGAGGGAATGGTGGCGGGGGACCGCGCTAGCGAGGCGGTTGAAGAACTGTTGCGCGGGGATTTGGACGAGTACCTGTCTGGGGAAAAGAAGGCCCAGTTGCTGCGCTCGGCTCAGTCTCACGTCAAAGCGGAAAAGGATTACGCGCGCCAGTTGCAACTGCTCGAATGGCAAGATGACGCCCCGCAGATCGCCCTTACGGGGGACTTAGGAGCGTGGTCCCGCGAGCGGCTGGTCGGTCTTGCGGATAATCCTGTGGACGCCGTGCGTTTCGGCAGGGATTTTGACCGGGCGGCGGCTATCGGCGCGGCATCGAAATCCTATCTTGACGCTACCTTGCCCGACATCCTGCGCGACGTAGATTCATCGCAGGCCGCTCTCGGTTCGGCGAAAGAATTTGGCACTGCTAAGGCCGCCTTTGACGCGAAGGCGGAAGCTGCGCGGAACATATTTGAGAGCTATAAGAAAGACCCCGCACAAGCGACTATTGACCGCCGTCCCGCAGTTAAAAGCGCATATGAAGATTTTGTGAAAGCGCCGTCCGAGTCTTCCTTCGCCCGGTACTACGAACTGTCCCGCACGGCGCAGGAGCGGGATATACCCGGCGTAACCCCGGCCTCCCTTCCGAAGGCATTCATAAATAACGTGGCGCAGCAGCTTTCGGATACGAAGGTGGACGGAGGCGCGGAAAGCGCAGCAGCTATGCTGGCGGACTTGCAACGAATTGCGGGCCGCCGCTGGCCGGAAGTTTCCCGAGACCTGTACGCGGAGAAGGCGCTCAGCGACGACCAATTCGTCGCCGCCAGTGTCCAGACAAAGAACCGTCCGGCGCTCGCGCGCGACTTGCTGCGCGTTAGTGAACTGAAGGACGAGGACCTTAACGCGCTGGCGGGCGCGCCCGGCGCGCGCAACGAGGCGAAAGCCGCCGCCGTCCGCGCGCTGGAACCGCTATACGTCTCGCTTGCGGGCGAACCCGGCGGTCTTCAAGTGGCGAACGCATACACAAATTCTCTTGAGAAACTTATTCTGTTCCGGCAGTCCCAAGGCAAGCGCATGTCTAGTAGGGAGGTGAGGGCGCTCGCCAACGACCTTGTTATGGACGAGTACTCGTTCGAGGGGGCGCTTCGTATCCCCGTGACGGTAGATCGCCGGGTTGCGCGGCGGGGACTGCAAAAAGAACTGGACGCCCTGAAACCAGAGCTTATCGCAGCGCCGGCGGGTTCGGGGGATTATCTCGCTCGCGTTCGCGCGGCTGGTTACTGGGTGTCGAACTCGGACGGCACGGGAGCCAAGCTCGTTGACGAGTCGGGCGCGCCAGTGATGGCGCGCTCCGGCGGGCGGCTGGTGCAAGTCCAGCGCCGCTGGGAAGACCTGCAATAATGCCGATTGTAACCTCCCGCGAGACGGTAGACCAAGTCTATGGGTCGCTGCTGGAAACGTCGCCGTCCCCTGACGAGCAAGCGGCAGGCCGCCTAGCCGCTATAGGCGAGGCGCTGGACAACCTTTCCTCGACGGTCGGGGCGGTTTCAGCGTATCGTCTCTATCTCGACGATCAAGACCCCCGCCGTTTGTCTCGGGAAGCCGCGCAGAAGTTCGCAGCGGATAACGGCGTGCAAGAACTGCGCGGCATTGGGGACGACGGCATAAGCCCCAGCGCACTAAAATTGCTCGTGGCCCGGCAACAGCGCAAGCAAGAACGGGCGCGCCGCATAGAGAACGCCGAACTAGGGGGCCTAGAGACACTGGCGCTGGGGCTCGTTGGCAGTGCGCCGGACCCCATAAATCTCGTCGGCCTCGGATGGGCGGGCCGGTCTAAAACCTTGCTGGGCGCTGCGGCTAAGGGAGCGGCGATAGGAACGGCAACGACAGCGGCGGCGGAGCCGTTGTTCTATGGCTTGTCCCGGTTTGCGGGGGACGATTATACCCTCCAGGACAGTATGCTCAACGTCGCCACGGGCGGCGCACTGGGCACTGGGTTCCATGGGGCGGGCCATGTTATCGGAGGCATACGGGAACGCCGCGCCAATGTAGCCAAGATCGCGCAGGACCTTGCGGACGATTTGCCCCCTTCACCGGCGGACTTCACCGCGCTAGAGGACTTGCCGACTTCGCGGTCCTTGACGGTGCAGGAGGGGGAGGGAATATCAGGGGACATCGGGCTTGATCCCCGCCTAGAAGTTACGTCGGAACAGCGCGCTATAATAGAGAAGCGCCGTGAAGCGCGTAGCTACCTTGCCGCCATTCAAGAGTACGTCGCCAAAGGCGGCGACATGCCCGAGGTGCCTTTTACCGAATTGCGGAAGGCCGGGGTTATCACCGCCGATCAATCCCGTCTAAACGCTATTGCCCCCGATACTGCATCCGTAGCGCGGGCCACAGAACTGCGAGCGGACGTCGCACAACGCCAAAGTTTTGAAGCGGCGAGGGGGGCGGAGGAACGCCCCTTTGAGCGTGCTGCGCAGGATCAAGCGGCCCAAAAACGGCGGGCCAAGCGTGTGCAGGAGCGCACGAAGAAAAGCGCGGCGAGTAAAAAGGCCCCGCCAAAGACGGAACCTGTGCCCGGCCCGGTCGGACGCGACCCCTTGGCGCGGGCGGAGTTTGACAAGACTCGGGCGGCGCCGGACCCGACCCCGCCGGTTTTAGGGGAGGAAGCGACGGAACTGCGGAAGCAGTTTACTGCGGAAGAACGCGCCCGTAAGGCGTCTCGCGGAACTGAGATATCGGACGCTCAGTTTGAGGAAGCGCTGGCCCGCGCGGAAGCAGCGGAAGAACCGCCTATTGACTTCGACACTTTGGTAAGCGCGGTTCGCTGCGCAATTAAGAAGGGGGCGCCCCGTGGCGTTTGAGCAGTGCGCGCTTTCTATTGAGGCGTCGTTAGGCCGCCCCCTCACAAAAGCCGAGCGTGAGTTCGTCGAGCGGCGGACGGCCAGCATCTTGCAGGGCATCGCTAAAAGCGCGAAGGACCCGGAAGAATTTTTGTCGGAAGTCCTAGCGAAGGAGAAGGAGTCCCTTGCCGTTCGCAAGCTGGCGGCTAAGCGCCGCACGCTTCTAAACCAAAAGGCGCAGGAGGACCTGACGGATTACGTCAAGACGCACTGGTCTGACGACCTCGGCGGCGGGCTGCTAGCGTGGGTGAAGGGGCTTAACGTCGACCGCTTTGGCGCCCGCGATAGCGCAGCGGCGCAGGCAGGCGCACTTCGACACGCCAAAGTCGCCAGCTTTGTGTCGGACCTAAAGAGCGAGGACCTGATCGAAATCGCGCAGAGCGGCGAGCTAGACCTGGAGATACGCCAAGCGGCGGCGGCCATGGACGCTAAGGAAGACGTGGGGCGGTTTACAGAAGCCGCCGTCGCCCTCGCCAAACTGTACCGCAAGCACGGGGAATCCGCGCGCTTGGACTTGGTCGGCGTGGGCTATCAGATAGGCAAGCTCGCCGGGTGGGTCGCGCCGCAGACGCACGATATGTTCCGCGTCGCTAAAGGCGGCAGCGCGCGCGACCTCCGCATGGGCGCCGAGGAAGCGTTCGAGAAGTGGCGCGACTTTGTCTCGCAGCATTTGGACTTCGAGCAGTCGTTCCTCTCAGTGCCCGCCGCCGAACGCAAAGCGATCCTGCGTTCCCTGTGGACGCAGTTCTCGACGGGCAAGCATCTCGTGTTCGGAGAAGGACCGCGGGACCGCTCGATTGATCGCTCCCTCGTCTTCAAATCCCCCGAAGCGGAACAAGCGTACTTCGAGGAATACGGCATTGGGGAAAGCTTGTTCGAGTCCATGGTGCACCACCTAGATTCCGCAGGCCGGAACGTGGCGCTGGCTCGCCGTCTCGGCCCGAGCGGGGAATCTAATTTGCGCGCGGTGTTTGACGTGCTTGAGAAAGAGCTTAACCAAGAGGGGAAATTCTCGGCGCTTGAAAAACTGCGCAAAGATTTCCGGGTCATACAGCGCCGAGTGTGGCCTGTTGTCAGCGGCGAGGCCCATATATCCGACAGCATTGCCCTTTCATCCGCCTCGGAGACGGCGCTCAACATGCAGCGTATGGCGGACTTGGGCGGAATGATGCTGGCGTCCTTCAACGACATCAATAACGCCGCAGCCACGGCGGACTTCTTTGGGTACCGAACCGCCCGCAATTATGTCGCCGAGACCAACAAAGTTGCGGCGGAATTGGTGACCGGCGTAGGAAAAGGCACGAGTCGCAGCGTAGAGGCGCTTGCGGCGGAGAACCGTATTCTTCTGGAGGGCATGCACGCTCCACTGTCGAACTCGTGGGCGGATAGCGACGTGCCGGGCGCTGCGGCGAAGATGACGCAACTCGCCTTCAAGTATTTTGGCGCAAGTTGGTGGCAGAACCGCTTGCGAGTGCAGTCAATGCTAGGTACAATCGCGCGCTACGGCCTGCACGCGGACCTGCCCGCGGACAAATTGCCGGAGGGTATGCAAGCGGCGCTGCGCCAGTACGGCATAGATGCGTCGGACTGGGACGTGATCCGCAGCGCGGAGAAGCAGACATACCTCGATACGCCGGTTCTGTCGACCCGCCAGCTATATGATCTGACGGACGCTCAACTTGCAAAGCATCCTTCTATTGTCGCGCAACAACCGCTCGACGAGGAGGGGCTTGAGCGCGCCGCCCGCAAACTGCGCACCGCTCTTGCCGATAAATATGGCGCCATGGTCGCGGACATCTCTGACCAAGCGATCACGGCGCCAAGCGCCTTTACGCGCTCCCTCGCTACACAGGGCTTGCGTCGCGGCACACTCTTGGGGGAATTGACACGTCATGCGGTCTTGTTCAAAACTTACACAATGGCGTACATGTCCCGCCATCTCGGTCGGGCGCTATATTCCTACCACCCGGACAGGGTCGGCATAGCCAAAGCGGTAGCGCGCATGGTTATGGACCCGCAGTCGAATCAGACAACGGCGCTTGCCGGCCTGATCGCGGGAGGCATCTTTTGGGGGGCAGTCAGCAACGCGGCGATTGAGGTATCGCAGGGCAAGCGTCCGCGCGTACCGCTTGACGCTGATAGCGCCGCCAAGGTTATGCGGGCGGCTTTTGTGCGCTCCGGGGCGCTAGGCATTTATGGCGACCTAGTCTCTGCGCAGGTGAACGAAAGCACGTCCGGGTC